TCTCAAGCAATGAAAAAATATATTATGTTCTGTGATTCTACTAATTTGCCAGGTACTTCACTTGGTACGGTAGATGTATCAGCTTATGGTGAAACAAGAGAATCGCCAACACAAAGAATATACGACCCAGTAAATCTAACATTCTACGTTGATAATGATATGAATATAAAGAAATTCTTTGATTCTTGGATCAATTCTATTATCAATCCAATAACAAGAAATCATGCTTACTATAAGAATTATACCACATTGGTTGATATTATTGTTTATGATTCAGAACATAATGAAAAATATAAAGTAACATTACATGAAGCATTTCCAAAATCAGTATCGGATATTCAATTGTCTTATACTGGAGATGGAGTAATGAAATTATCAGTTTCAATGCAATATAGATATTATACAGTTTTCAATTACGAGACTAATGATGTAATTGAATCAGCGGATAATACTAAGATTAGTAATTTCTTGAAACAAAAGATAGGTGATAAGACCGCATCAAATCTTTTGGGTGGGTATTACAACTCTCTGAGATTCCAACAATCGGATTATATTGTTAATCCAACTAGATTTCAATCACAATTTCAATAAACTTATTATGAACATTGATAAAAAATTAAATGATGTCTTTGATTTAACTCCGATGGATGGTGACTTGATTACTAGACAAGGAATAGTAGTTCCTCCAAAGGACAATGCTGTCAATTATGATTGTGAACAAACCCGAGGTAATTTATATGGACTACTTCAAAGCGGACAGGATGCCCTTGATGCTGCTCTTGAGATTGCTAAACAATCCGAGCACCCAAGAGCATTTGAAGTTGTTGGTAATCTTATCAAACAACTCGCTGACATAAACCATCAGTTACTTGACGTTCATACAAAGAAACAAAAGTTAGTAACAAAAGAACCAGAACAAAAAGCAACTAATGTGACTAACAATTCAATCTTTGTTGGTTCAACTGCAGAACTCTCGAAACTTATAGACAAAATGAATAAAGGCGACTAATTATGGCATTACCTAAACAAGTAACTACAGTTTATAATACAACTATACCATCAACTGACCAAAAGATAAAGTTCAAACCTTTTCTCATCAAGGAACACAAAGCACTTCTTATGGCACAGCAAAGCGAAGACCAAAAAGTCATGGTCGATACTTTAAAGGAAGTTGCTAGAAGTTGTATTATGGATAAAGTCGATATCGATTCTTTAGCAATATTTGACTTGCAATATCTGTTACTTCAGATTCGTGCTAAGTCAGTAGGAGAAATGGTTGATCTTATTTTCTCATGTGATACTTGTATTGATGATAAAGCAAAGGTAAAAATTAACTTTGATTTGACCAAGATGGAAGTTACTAAGAATCCTGAACATAATAAAAAGATTAAACTGTACGATGAAACTGGAATGGTTTTAAAGTATCCTAATCTTGATAACATTACTGCATTTGACCGATTGGACCCAGATGACATTGGTGGCATTTTCAATCTTATTATAGATTCTATTGATTACATCTATCAAGGTAATGAAACATATTATGCTAAAGAACAAACAAGAGAAGATTTAACTGAATTCCTCGATAACTTAACATCGGACCAATTTGCTAGCATTGTAAAGTTTTATGAAACAATGCCAAGATTAAGACAAGCCGTAAAATACAGATGTCCGGTTTGTATGAAGGAACACAACAAGTACATTGAAGGTATAGAAACTTTTTTTTAGTTGCCCTTTCGCATGATTCGTTGGCAAATTTCTATAAAATGAACTTTGCCTTAATGCAGTATCACAAATATTCTTTAGAGGATATTGAGAATATGATACCATTCGAGAGGGAAATTTATATTGCTATGTTGGTTGAATACTTGGAAGAACAGAAAGAACAGAAAGCAAATCATTAACCATGGATGAATCATGCGTAAAGTAATAGACGAACTTATAGAGCACAAAAAGATATTTGATGAGTTGGTAGAAGTACAGATCAATAGCAATTCAGAATTGCAAGGTATTGCTCAAGATATTAATGATATTTCAAGCAAACTAGACAATTTTACTAAATTGTCAATCAGTACTACTAAGTCTAATGAACTTGATAGAAAGGATTCTGATGCCAAAGAAGAAGAACGCGCAAAGATATCTGAAAATAAGTCTATCTATGAATTAAGAAAGATTCGTGAAGCTCTTATCGATAACGCCAGAATTGACGTGGCCGATAAGGCTCAACAGGATCCAGCATTCCATACTTTTGCTACTCGTATGGATGCAGTTAAAGAAATGTTTGGTGATATCAAAGATTCTTTCCGTAATAGAGATACTGGTAAAATTGGAGTTGGTAGTACTCTTAAAGGAATGGCTAGAGGTGTATCAACATCTTTTTCAGCCAATGCTAGAAATCGTGAAGAATTCATTAAGACTCAGAAAGGTCTTGGTAGTACCCGTTCCGAAAAAGTGCTTAAACAACAATACAAAGAACAACAAGCATTACTCTATCGGAACAATAAGAACGAAAGACGTATGAATGAAGCTAGAGGAAATCTTTCAAAAGAAGAATTCCTTAAAGGCGGAAGTCAAAAAGCACAGGAATACTTAAAAGAAAAGGTTGAAGTTGGCAAAGGATTATCTCAAGTCGATGAACGATACAAGATAAAGAATCCTGAAAAGACTGATAGAGAAAAGGATGCAGATTTCTTTGGTGTTGGTAAAGGTTCAATGAAGAAATCACCTGTACCACCTGCAGAACCGGTATTGGATAATCAGACACCGTTAGTACAACCTTCTATTCCAGAACCTCCTAAAATGGATTCTGAAATTACTAAAGAATTTTCTTCAATTGTGGATTCATTGCGTGATGTTATAACTAAGTTATCCGATTCAATTGAACCAATGACTCACAGTGACGTTTCAATGGAAGACAAACTTGAAACCCAAAGAACGACTAATACATACCAAGATAGTCAACTAGAATTGATGAACAAGCAGAATAAGATTCTTGACGATACTTTCAAAGTTCAACAATTGATTCTAGCAGAACTCAAAAAGCGTACTGAAGAAATTACAAAGAAAGCTGATGAAAATAAGAGTCCATTGGATACTCTTAAAGATGCCGCTGAAGATAAACTTAAAGATGTATTAGATAATAAACGCGATAAAAAAGATAGACCTAAACCTACTAGAAATAATAGTAGAAAGCGTAGAAGTGGAATGGGCAAAAAAGGTCTATTTGGATTAGGAGCTGCGGCTGCTGGAGTCGGTGCCGCAGAGGCAATGGATGTTATTGATATTATTCCAAACACTCCAGACATCGTACCAAATAAAACTACAACTGTTCCAGAAACTCCTAAACCAGACACTACTGGAGATATTAAACCAGGCGATTCAAGACCTAAACCAGCTACACCAGAAACTCCGAAGAAAGCTGGATTCTTTGAACGTGCTAAAAATGCATTCAGTAAGGTTCCTGGTGTAACTGCTGTTGGCGATGTAGGTTCTAAAATATCAGAATCAATTGCTAAACGATTACCAAAAGCCGCATTAAAAGGTGCTTTAAAATCTATACCAATATTAGGTACTGTAGCAGGTGGTATAGGTGCATTAATGACATTATCTGATGGTGATGTAGTTGGTGCGGGACTAGAAGCAGCCAGTGGTGTTGGTTCTGCGATAACCGCAATACCCGCAACTGCCGCTTTGCTTGCTAGAGAAGTTTATGAAGATGTATATGGTATTAAACCTGAAGATGATCCAGAAGCAGGAAATCGTTTAACTGATATAAAAGACAAAGTTGTACTAGAACTTCAAAAAGTTATTGGCACCGAAGATGTTAAACCATCAACTGATATTAAATCAGAATCCAGTAAACCATTAGAAGCAATTCAAGAAGGTGGTCAACCAAATGCTATTGGTATTAGTCCAACATCAATAACTAAACCAGACAGCGTATCTCAGGAAGTTAAACCAGAAGCAATTAAACCAGAAGCAAGTCAACCAAATGTTGCTAATGTAGTTTATGATAAATCTGCCGATGTTTCTCAAAGCGCTGGTGGTTCATCTACTGTGGTAAACAACATATCAGCTCCAACTAATAATGTTTCTACTCAAACAAAATCGGCACCTACTAAGTTTGATCCAAGAAACAATGATTCGACTGTCAGCAAATTATTTGCTAGTAGACAATTCTATTAGACACTAAAAAGGGGCCGCTAAGCCCCTTTCTTTTATACCTAGGAATTAATCCTCGTCGGCAATACTTTGGAAATACGACATGATATCGTCATCATCTGCTGTTGCAGCAGGAACAGGTTTTGATTCAAATACTGGAGCGGGTTCAGATTTGAATGTAGGAGCTTCAACAGTTTTATTTGCCAATTGAGAAGCACTAATAGCAGATTCTCCTTCAGTGTTTAGTACTGAATTCAATTTGCGCGATAATTCTTCATAAGATTTGAAGTATTTTCTGTCAAGTAATTCACTTAATTTGTATTGGCTATTAACTACTGATAAGATTTTGTCTTCATCACCACCAAATAATTCCGATGGAGATTCGAATTCAGACTTATCATAAGAAGGCCAGCCATCAACTTGACGCATACGTAATCTAAAGTTTGCACCTTCCCATAAATCAAAAACATTTACAGGTGTTTCGTCTTCGAATGTTGGTCTAGCTTTATCCATTAACATGTCAAAGATTTTTTTACCGTATTTGTAAAGAAATACTTTGCCTTCGTTTTCAGGATGTTTGGGATCACTAATGACTAGAATGTTTGAAGTATATTGCAATCTACGTTTTCTTACTTGTGCAATCTTTTTGTCGGCATCATTACCAGAATTCCACAATTTAGAATTTAATTCACCTACTGGATCATTTTCATTAAAAGTAGAAAGAGAATTTTCAATATACCATTTTCCAGTAGGGCCTTGAAAGCCATGATTGAAGATTCTTACCCATGGAAGTTCATCACCTTCAAGAGTTGGAAGGAATCTGATAATTGCTGATGCATTACCAGCTTTGTCTTTTTCAAGTTTCCAATACCGAGTATCATCAGCAAAACCAGTTGATGGTGGATTAACAATTTTTTCAAATTCTGAAGTAATTTTTGCAAAGTTGTTGTTACGTGTTTTTCTTAAAGCAGCGATATCCATTTTATTTCCTATATTAGTATTTGCGAAGTATGTTTATTAATAGTCTTAGTGACTACCAACTTATATATTATACACTAAATTTGTCTATTTGTACACATTAAAAATCATTATAAATCTCCTTTAATTTATCAATATCAAATTTTACGAATTTCTTTAATTTTTTAATAACCAAGAATTCTTTTTTCCAGACTACAG